ATTTAAAAAAGCTCCATTACTGAGCCAGCAGAGGATAGAAGGCTGCGCCGTTCTCGTCTGCCAAAGGAGTAACCTCTACGTTGTAGTAGCCGGTGCTGTCGTTGCCTGCCTGACCGTTGAACGATGCGAACATCTCGACGTTGGGCAGATAGATGGCCGACTTCTTGTCCTTAGAGGTCATGAACAGAGCGCCAGTGACCTTCTTCGGGTCGAGAGAGTAACCCTTACCAGCGTAGGTAACGCCGTCGATGGTGCCGCCTACGGTGTCGGTAGCTGCCTTCTCGTCCATCAGCAGGTCGTTGATAGGACCTGCTACAGAGGCTACCTGGAAGTTAATACTGGGGTCGCCCTGCTGTGCAGAGGTGCAGATGGTGCGTCCCTCGGTGATTTTAACGCGGTTGACACTGGCTGCGCCGGTGTCGAAACCTACGCCGTCCACAAGCACGGGAAGCTCGAAGTCGAAAGAGGTAATCTCGCTCAGTGCCTGATTAGGAGTGGCGATGTAGAAAACATGCTGCATCTGGCAAAAATGCTTGTCGAGAGCACTCAAATCGTTTTGAATGGTAATTGCTGCCATAATTTGATTCCTTTCTAATTATTTATAAAACTGATGATTAACTTGAATTGTATGACTACTGCGTGATACCCCATGAAGTCGGATTTGAAGGACATCAATCGCGGCTCTTCGTTACAGGTCATCAGGTGCCCGTAGGTGCCGCCCTCGACCAACTGCTCCTTGATGGCTGCAATGGTATCGTCTATCAAGACTTCGCCACCGTTGACACTTTCGATGCCGTTCTGCCGGTCCTTATAGAACAGCTGGATTTGAGCGTAGGCGTTGTTGGTAATCGAGCTCTCGGCATTGATGCCGTAGGGCAACTTGACTACGGCCCAGTCCTGCGTAGGGTCTTTCGTCGTGGGGCGATTGGTAGTGTACACCTCGTCGACCACGCCTTGCATCATCGTGAATAATGCTTCCAGAATCTCCTTGCGCTTATACCTGTTGGCCATGACTTACGTCTTTATCAGATTGCAATAGACACTCGTACCAAGATTGCCTACGTACACATCGGTCACTGACAACCCCTGTACCTCGCCACTCTTATCAACCACGTCGATGAGCAATCCGGCCTTGATGCCGAAAACGATAGCACCGCATTCTTCGCCCGGCCGTCCGTCATAGGAGGCATCCTTATCGCCGGAAAGCTCGCCACCAACAATCGCCCCGAGCTGGACGCGGTAGTCACTCTTCATGACGGCATCGCTACCCGTGAAGCTACGAACGCTGGTGTTGCTCTCCTTGCGGCAACGACCTTCCCATAAGATGGTCTTCTCGCCGTCCGAGAACGGCGTGACACCCTCAAACGTGTAGATCGTGCAACGGTGTGGAAACCTTACGAATTGCTGTCCTAATCTGCCCATACCCGTGACCGCTGTTTCTCCAGCGGTTTAAAAGTTGATAATCCGTATTCTGGAGTTGCCAATCAGCGGCTCGTCCCACTTGTCGAACAGCGCACGGTAGCGACGGCCCCATTCTTCAATGTTAGCCTTGCTAACCTGCCAGCCGCCCTCACTGTGAGACCAGCCACCATCGGCGACCTTTTCAGTACCTCCACCGACGGGAAGGGATGCCAGCCAGTAGTACATCGTACCCTCGGCCAAGTCGGCGTCTCGCTCGGACAAGTCCTCGTAGACATCCGTAGGCTTCATCTTACGCTTCGCACATACGAACCGAATGCCTTCAGCTGTTACCAACTGGCAGACACTCTTTAGAAATTCGCTGACTGTCATCTTCTCTTCCATCGTGGTATCATTCATTAGCCGTTAAGAGTTTACGCTGTCACGGTACTGATGTACATGTGCAGGATAGCGTTAGGCACACAGAGCTGGCCCATCTCACCGTTCACGTTGATGCTGTGAGTACGGGGAATGTCCTCCTGCTCAATCAGCAGACGACCGCCCATTGCGTAGGCCACCTTGTCAGGATCATAGCCCATAGAGAGGGGCTGCACACCCTGGATGCCACCGAGCTTGCCAAGGGGAATGAAGGCCACGTTCTTCGGGTCGAAGTTATCGATACGCTCCTCCACGAGGTCGGGCTCGCCAGCGTCGTTCACGCCGGGCTTGCAGACATACGAGTAGGTCTCACGAATGACAATCTCGTCGACGCGGATAATCTTGCGGATAGCCTCCTTGAAGTCGTCGTCGCTCTTGTCCTGAATGGCGGCAAGGCGCACGGTGTCGTTCTCCACGGTGGCGTAGAAGTAAGTAGCCAAGCGGCTCTTGACCTTCGAGTGCTGGAGCATGTCGTCCCACAAGTCCTGCGAAATTTCCATACGCAAGGCACCACTGTAGCGGCTGGCGGTGGGCAGTGTGCGGCGAATAGCCTTCACACGATTCTTCAGATACTCGATGGGGTCAGAGGAACTGCCCTCGGTAGTGTGGTCGGCATTCGTCCACCAACGGGCAGGGCCGTTCAGCACGTCCTTGTTGGCATCGGGCATGTTGAAGCCGATGGTGACGCCCTTATAGCCGCGGGGGTTGTTGGTGTTCGTAATGTCGAACTGACCCTTTGACACCACCTGATGACGCTGATGGTTCAGGGCATTCCAGAAGCTCTGGATAAGTCCGTCGGTACCCTCGTCGAGCAAGCCGAACATAACACCCTTCATCTCGGCATCCATAACGGCATTGCCGTATCTCTGTACCAGCTGCATCTTCTCACGCAGGATGACGCGGTTCACACTGTAGAACAACTTCTGCGTGGGGATGTTGCCAGTAGCACCTTCGAGCTGGCTCAGAGGCTTCTCGTAGCCCTCGCCCTCAGGATCAACGTAGGTAGGAAGCACCTGGGCACCCACCTTGGAAAGCATCTGCGCCCATGTATAGCCGATGGTAATCGGGTCAAAGGAAAAACCATCAACGTTGATAGCGTTGAACTTCTCCTCGTAGTGGTCGACGAAAGCCTGCCACTTCTGACCGTCCATACCGAGACTGATCATGTCGCGCAAAGTAACTGGAATAGTTCTCATATTCTTGTTCCTTTCTTTACATTAAACTCTTAGTCGATAACACGAATGTTAAGACCGTTCTTCTGGGTCATAGCCTTGATGGCGGCAGCAACGGTAGCGGCCTGCTCCTGGGTGTCGCCAAGCATATAACCGTAAATCTCACCCTTCACAATCACTGTGCAAGTGCCGGTGTTGTAAGTGGTGGTTTCGCCAGAGACATGCGAAATAACTGGAACGTCCTCCTGCAAGAAGCCCACGATGCCGAGACCGTCGGTGGTCACGGCGGCTACCTGCTCGTAGTAGTCCTTATTCGCCGTTACGGAAGTGTCGTTGGTGGCCACATAGCCATCCGTCTCATCATACTCGTAGTAGCCCTTCGTCTTGGGGTTGCCAGTCGGAGAATCTACCTTAGAGTAAGTCACGCCCTGAGCCGAAACAATGTCAGCCCAAGGAATAGCCACGAAGTCCTGAACATCGGCACCTACAGAGGTGTCCTTGGCAAGGGCCATACCACTACGCACAAGACCAGCCTGCGCGAAGTCGGAAAGGTTCTTGATGATGCCAGTACCGGGAAGCTGCTCCTCAATGCGGCGCCATACTTTACGGGCGTGTCCCAAAGTGAAACTGCCCTGATCAAAGCTGTTGCCTGTCTGGATAACCTGATTCTTCATCTTTCGTTTCCTTTTTTGTTAAACAATCTTTTTACCTTAGTCACTATGCCTGCTGTGCCAACAGCAGGGCGCCGCCGTTAGCGGCATGCTGGCTTAGCCCTTCTTGCCCCAGCCCTCGCGGGCGGCTTTCTTCTTGAACTGCTGGTCGAGCCAGGTGTCACCCTGGCCACTGCCGCCACCGCCGATTCTCGGAGGTGCACCGGCACCACGGCATTTCAAGTACTCGGCATCGTACTTCGCCAGATACTCTTTGGTCAAGTCCTCAACCGTCTTTGTTACGTCGAGTTCCGCACCTCTGAGCGTGTTGTCAAGAACGTAGTCATCGCTGGCTTTCTGCTCCTTCATAGCGGCTCTCACCTTCTGCAAAAGTTCGGCCTGCTGCTTTGCCTTGTCGCCGTTGTCGAGTCTGTCAGTAAGTTGCTTAATCTGCTCTTTGAGCGCGTTCACCTCTTCACTGCCCTGCTGGCCTGACGTAGAATTGGGTTTCAATCCCTCAACCAGCTTCTTGACCTCGGCGAGCTGCTCTGCCGACATGTTCTTGAACGTGTCCTCAGTAAGCAAGTTTTTCTTTGCCTCTGCGAACTTGGTAGAGAAGTCGTGGTTGTACTGGCCTTGCATCGCCTTTACGAAATCCACGGCCTTGGTAAAGTAAGCCTCGTCAGGCTCCTGACCCTCGGCAACGGGATTCAGTTCCACATACTTCTGAATGGTTTGTGCCGAAAAATCGGTGTTTCCGACTTTCTCCTGCACGGTAGAAACGATTTTTTCGATTTCCATAA